CGTTTCGTTATGGTGGTAAACATGACGATATTAACTGCCGGATATTTAGACGTAGCTTTATCAAATTTATTTCTTACTTCAATAGGATTGGTAAGCATATCATTTACATCTACCCACATCGCATATTCTTTAGTAGCAAGTGAATATCCATAATTTTTTGCCTTTCCAAAATCAAAGTTACCGTCATCATCTGAAAATGCCGAGCCAACCGCATCTATAATAACCGGAATACGTGCCGATTTCTTAAATTTTCTTGCTTCATCAATGGTGCCATCAGTAGATCCAGTATCCACCACTATGATCTCATCGGCAAGACCTACTAGTCGGTCAAGGCATTCGCGTATTTTACCCGCACCATTTTTTACAACCAAAGATACTGAAAGTTCGTGCCGCATGAGTTACCCATTATTATATCCGTCATCAGACAATTGCTCTATGATTTTCTTTGATTCTTCATCAGGAGATGAACCCGTCTGCCCGGAAGAACCATCAGTAGATATATCACCGGATTCCTTGGCATTCTTTTCGTCTTCATCGATCTGCTTATTTGTATCCACGGCGAATTCATCTATTGATGAATATGTGCTCATCGTTCCCTCGTTAAGAGGAACGAAATGAATCTTTTTACTTCTCGCAGAAAGTTTATTATGAGCCTGAATGAAAGCGCAAAATGTGATTTTACCAAGATAATAATATGGATCGGCATTTTTAGCTTTTTCCATCTTTTCAGGGTCAAAATTATGCGAATGCTTTATAAGAAGTTCTATTGCGCGGTCACGCATTTCCTGCTTCCAGTCATTAGTATATCCGCGCCATTTATGATTGCCAAGATTTTTATCAATTACTACATTAAAAACGTATCCAAGGGCATTAGATACTGGATAATCATTTCCATATTTCCGTCTCTTATCACGAAGTTCTACAAGAAGGTTAGTAAGGATCTTCTTATCTATTCTTCCGCTTCTCATCTGAAAATCGAATGCGGCCAGCTGTACAGGAGACCAGTCATATCCGCTATCGGGATATGTTTCTTGCTGATATTCGTGCATGCCTGAATTTGCGTCTTGTGCCATGTATTCCTCAATACTTGTATACATTGATAAAATACATTTTACAAAAAACGCCAGCTTATGCTGGCGTTTTAATCTAATGTAAGATAATGGTTAAGATGCAATTCCGGATTCAGGAGATATGCATTTTTCCTGGTCATCCTTTGAAAGAAGAGAAAGAACGCCACGGCTAGGAAGACTGGCAATAGTGCTCCTAATCTTTTCGAACTTCCATCGTTCTATGCCAGAATATCTATCATACCATGCCGATTTACCTGACATTTTCTTGCTATAAAACTGATACAATACATTCATATAGCAGAACACTGGGAACACTGCCTTAGACGATTCTTTTTCCTGATAAAATGTTACTTGCGGAAATCGTTCACTAAGTTTATCAATTGTTTCATCAGTAGGAATCAAAAACCGGTATTTCCACGGATAGGTGAATTTTCCATCAGAATCGATGTCAATTCCCCTGATGTTAAATTTACCATCCTTGTTTACCCTAAGCACCGCGGTGTTAAACTGTGTGAAATTCATGTAATATCCACCCTGGAATACATGATCGTCAACTACGGTTGTTTCTATTCCTGATTTTTCTTTAAGAATGCCGGCGAGAGAATCTAGAAATTGTTTTACATTCATATGACCTCATTTATATTCGTATGATACTATGTCTTTAATGGTTTCGTTTTCTTTTACCGGAATAAACATAGGAAACATATGGTCATAAATCAAGGCTCCTTCGTCGCCAGATATTTCCGGGCAGGTGTCAGCAGTAACCATGGAAAGGTCTATCTCGATTTTTTCTTTAAGAAAGGCATCGAGCTCAGCATCAATGGCACGCTGACGTTCAATTGCGTCTTTATATTTATCCGCCAAATCAGTCTGCTGCTTAGTAAATTCAGCACCCTGGTCAGGGCTAAGCGCCTTTAATTTAAGATCGAACTCCCTTGGATTGTCTATATGATCAATTCCATATGCTTTTGCAATTTCACGAAGATCCGTACGATATTTACAATATTCCTCATCTGGAGGAAAAGCATCTATCATACTATCGACTTCCTTTTGCGTAGTTTCAATGTTTTTATGCATGGCATATCTGAATAGGCTGCTAATTTTTCCTGAAAACTTAGCTCTCTTGAAAGCCTGATTCATATCAAATATAGCCTGGTGTGTCATCAATCGTTTCATATGGTTATCCTATGATTATATTTCATAACTAATATATATTTTAATTAACGTTTTCAGATATATTTTCCAGTTTTCCCATACTAGAAAATAGTCCGTTATTATCAATATTCTGCTTATAATCGAAAAGATCTTGAATTATAGTCGCTCGATGGGTAACGGCAAATATAACCGGGGTTTTCTGAACGCGATTTCGTACTAGAGTAACCATTTCTCTCAAAGATTTGTCATCTGTAGAAATATCCAGTATTTCATCAAGGAAAAGGCAGTTAATTTTAAAATCAGCAATATTAAAAACGAAATCGCAGAATGCCATGGCTATTGCAAATCCTACTTTACGTTTCTGCCCTTGGGATAGCATCACATATTCAGGGGCAGTACCTAATGAAGAATAGAATGTATATTTCATTGTTTTATCAAATACGAAATCAAACGGAAGATCAAATAACCTAAGGTTTTCTACCACAGCAGCATTGAAATATGGGACAAATAGCTTTATTATATAAGATTTAAGTCCATCATCAGAACACATATAATTTATGTATTTGCATAGGCTAATCTTATCAGAAAACGCCTTTACATTTTCAGTAGCCGATTGTAAGTCGTTTGTAAGTTCGTCTAAGCGCTGTTTAGACGCATTCATAACGGCATCATCTGAATTATTTTCTTCGGACGATATGATGGATTTAAGCTTGTCAATTCCGGCATTATTGGAATTACGCACATATACGGCAGTATTATATTCATCAGAAGCCTTCTGATATATATCCGAAGAAGATTGTAACTCGGATATCTTATGTTCGGCAGATTCTTTAATTCCGGTGACTTCATCTATTTTTTTCTGTATGCTTAATTCATCCGTGCCATATTTTAAAATCGCCGACATATTAATGCGTATCCGTTCAGACACGCTTTGAAGTTTACCCTTTATCGGAAGATATGAAGATACGTACTTTGTATATTCGTCTATTTTTTTTGTTGTATCGGAAAGTTTATCCTCGGATTGTTTCTTAGCTAAAGATAACTCAGATGCGGAAGTTTCCGCCGTTGAGATATTTAACACCAGCATTTTTTGCTGATCATCAAGATCACGCCATGATTTTCTAAGAGATGCCTTTATTTTTTCAACATCATCTTCGGTAGATAGTTTTCCACATGTTTTGCATGGAATTCCTGGTTTAGCCATGGCAGCTTCGGATTCAATATCCTTTTTTTGCTTTCCAATGGAGGATATATTTGCCTTAGTTGATGTTATAGAAAATTCAATCTGGTTTATTTTATAAGTAAGCTTTGTTATTTCCGAGTTCAATTCGGAAGCGGTTTTATTAAGAATGGCTATTCCAAATTCACCGGCCTTTTCTTCGGCTGAGGAAACGGCGGACGAAAGCTCGGCTTCCACCTTCTTATCAGCTGCTATATCGGAAAGCTTCTGTATGCATCCAGAAAGGGCATTTAATTCAGAAAGGGAAGATGATAATTCAGATTGAGCTGAAGAATATATGGAAAATGCCTCGTTTGCCAGTTTTTTAGCTGCTTCGGTTTCCGATACTTTTGTTTCAAGGGCAGATGAATTCTTTTGCAGTTCATAAAGTTCATCTCTAAGTTTTTGAATTTCCGCACGTTTCTTGCTGTTAAGCGTATTTATTATGCCATTTGTGTATTGCATGTCGCTAGTTATTCTAGAAATCGACTTTTCCGCAACATCAAATTGCAATTCAGAATCACCAAGCACCTTATTGTTACATTTTTTCCATTTATCCGTGCTTACTGATATAACGCTTTCAATAAGTTTTCTCTTTTCCTCTGCCTTCATTTCAACGAAAGGAACGGTCTCCTGTGAATTAAGGGCAACAACATACTTAAAAAACACTATGTTGAACCCTAATATGCGATTTTCAAAATCCTTCTGAGAAAGCGTAGCGCGGCGATCCTGTTCAACATTGTCTATTATTATAGAGAACGATGACTTCATATTCGGCTTAACACGTCTCTCAATATGATATGAATGATGATCAGCACCAAAATCAACATCAAAATCAAGGGTAGTTAACATGTCGGAATTCTTATTTTCTGTATTTTTTAGATCTCCTATAGTCCCGCCTCTATAAGAGGTACCGAACAGCACGAAAGTAAGTGCTTCTATAATAGTAGACTTTCCATATCCATTAGCAGCATTAAGATAGGTAAGCCCGGGCAAAAACTGAACAGTATTAGGAATATCCCCATATGACATGAAATTTGTAAATACTAGTTTTTTAAAGTTTACATTATGCATAGTATACCTATTGATAATACGATTATTAAATATACAAAAATATATCCATGCCGGCAATGTTAATCGTTCAAAAGATTAATGGAATATCTCAATATCTGCAAGGACTTCTCCGGGCATATTATTGGACTCATACATAGAGTGGTGTTTCCATATTTAACGAACTGCCATGGAAATTTGGTTCCCGCAATATTAAACGGGCGTCGTGAAATTATAACAAAAGGATCATATGTACTCGTCTTATTAAGATCTATAGATTTGATATTTTCGGAAAGGGCCAGATTTGTAAACCCGTTAGAGGACGATATTACCTTTACATATCCGGGATTACCATCGCTTTCAAGAAGTATGGTCGGCTTTGTTTTTTTCTTTGCCAGAGGGCCAAACACCAGGTTCGCCTTTGATTTAATTATCCGTAGATATTCATGGAAGTTAAAATATCCTATAGGCATGATGCGGGTATCACGCATCTGCTCTGTGATTGAAAAATATCGGTTGATCATTGGTTCATAATACTTGCCATTATCATAATTCAGCCGGGCAAGCATCTCATTTATTGCTTTAACATCCCGTAATCTTTTACATGTTAGCATTATATGTTTTCCTGAAGAATCCATTATTGTATTTTTTGATGATCCATTGGCAAATGAAAATGGACCTATATAGGTATTTTCCGATATAATTAGCCTTGATTTAGGGAAAAAATTAAGCCCATCAAGAATGGCCCGGAATGTAGAATCATCGGACACATCGGACGATTTAATGTCAAGCGTTACGGAATCGTCTATCACATAATATTCAGTATCACCATATCCATGTATAATGACTGCTTTAACGACACTGCCATACGCATTTTCGAATTCCGTGTGCGATGCTATAACGTAGCTTTTGAGCACAGTACCTTCGCATAGTCCAAGTGCTTTTGCAATGGTCATGTAATCTTTGTTTGCATTTTTAGTATATATGTATTGAACTGTATCGGTTATCTGTTGAACGATCATGTTGACTTCCTGAACGTAAGAGCTATCTTTCTTGCACTTCCCCTAGGCAGTCTGACATATAAAACGATGTCTATCGCATTTTTATTACTCTGAAGGGAAATGTAACTTTTATCTTGTAAAATTACTACTCTGGGCTCATATTTTTCTACTAACGTGATGCACTCGGAAAGTATCTTGGCTTCTCCGTTTATATCAGTTATTATTTCGAATACCCGCTTTTCCAACGTAGATCCGAATTCGTCATCATACAGTCTCTCTCCGGCATTGGTAAGAAGGATAGTATATACATTCTGCATCAGATTATTTTCATCTGCCGTTATAGAAAATGAAGAATATGCAAGATCCTTGGTATATACTGGTTCAAGATTAACCTGTGAAAATTTCGATATTGAATTCGTGCCTATTATGCTTGATGATATATCCTTACTGGCTTCTCCTGGAGAAACTATTGCTATGTATGTAACATTAGTCCATTCGCATTTAGGATATCCGTCGTTATCAAATCCGACAAATGCCTGCACTGCTATTTTACTGCCTATTATTCCAGGATTTTCGACCGTTATACTCTTTCTATCAGAGGTAGCGGAAATTATTGAAGATATCACATCCTTTCCTTCGATCTTAAAGTGAACTATGTTATTAAGATAATTCTGATTAAATAGGCCTCCCTTTATTTCATCAATGAGCAGAACGATATTTTCCGAAGAAGAATAAGACGGCTTAGAAGACGTTATATATACCGGACATCCGGTAGATACAAATATTTCGCGGATTTCCACATTAGATTTCCTTCCGCATGAATCTATCACATAATATTGCCTATATTGAGAACCTAGAACATTGGTATCTATAACTCCGCTCATGACGATTTTTGATGAGAGATCATTTCCGTAGTAATCAGTCGCAGTTATATCATTCGGTTCCACCCATTCGGAATATTGTTTAACTTCCATGTATTTATCATCAGACGATATAGATATTGTAGGCGCTTGTGCAACTCTCTCGGATAGATAATAGCCAATGTCTACCTGTGGAGATATAACTTCTCCGGAAGTAGGACCGCTCCATAAAACCGCAAATGAATGCGTCCCTATAAATGCATCTGCTAACTTTATTTTCATGGTGCTTGCATCATCTTGAATGATATCAGAAATGGCGAAATTTGTAGTATCACTTACGGCAAGCGTATATGAAGTGGTTTCTGTTGTAGTATTCTGCGTTATGCTATTTCTTTCCTCTACTGTTATAGATCCACTGGGGTTTTCCGGAGTAGATGGATTTATATAGAATACGAACATCATGTCATCATACGATGTATCCCCATGGGAAACCGATAATGCATCATTCATCTGTAATTCATACGTTATGGAGTTATTATCGCCATCAAGATCAATATTTTTAAATGCTGCCGTATTTGTTGAATAGGCATATCCATATTGTTCTAATTTATCCGGATGGCATGTCCTGAAAATAGGAAGTCCATTGACATAGGCCACATTATCTATGTATTTATCATAGACGGAATCGTCTTCTGACGGCGAAAGAAGTGATCCTGACGTTTCTGCAGCAGAGGTAATGGCATATGCCTCTTCGCCTGTATATTTAGTAGTATGTGTAGAATCTGTATAGATATTACTATAATTAATGACGTCCGTTTCATTAATCTTAGTATTGAATACTTCCACCCAGGACTGCTCGTTGGTATTAGGATCTACTACAAGAACTTCAGTGACAGTTGTCCATCCAAGCCATATCCACCTTAAATGAAACAAGGCAGATTTAAGTGTAACCGTGGCCGTATCAGTTGCGTTTACAACAATGTCATCCACGGTTGAAAATGATCCGTTCTGCGTAGATCTAGTGATGTCCATATTTTGAAGATTAACTCCACGGAAACTTAATATATCACCTGAAGAAACACATGCTTTCGTTGAAGGAAACGACACTGGGCCATACCACTCAGCATATTTATGCAGAAGAGTATCCGTATATCTATTGCCGACACATATCTTAAGTATTCCTGTACTAAGCTCAGAATCATACATTCTAATATTGAATGTAAATGATGATTGTGCAGAATTTCCGGATACAGATCCGATAGTCCCGATATTGCTAATTCTTCCTATAGATGAATATATTCCAGGATTACCATATGCCAAAGTAATCGTCCTAACCGTATCGTCTATGGCGACGGCTTCTCCGGTTACCGTAAATGTCATCACATGCTCATTATCACTGGTATTAGCCATTCCAGTAAGTTCTACTGATATGTCAGTATCTACGTTTGGAATAGATATGACTACCTTGCTATGATTTCCGGCAGAATCAGTAAATTCGAATGATGAATTCCCGAATTTCTTTATCGTTACTGATAATTTTATGAATTTATTTCCGACAAGCTGTATATCGGTAGGAATTTTGCTTCCATTAAGCAAAACGATATCATTAACATCAGACACATACATATCAAATGGCGTATTATATGACTGAATGAGAGAATTAACATAAATTACAGGCGGCTTCTCATCTATCTGAATATACATACGGTTAGAATAACTTCCGGTATCAATTCCGGTATCTTTTATAGTAATGGATGTAAGCGGATTATACATGTATAATGGCTGTACCCCAGCACCACCTATCTTGCCATTTATATAAGTGATCTCATCATCAGAAAACTTGACGTAAGTGATCGCCGAAGGATCAAATTCAGTGTCAGAATATCGGGGAACATATGATTTCGTAATCTGTATCCAGTCATAATCCGATCCATCTTCAGATATAACCATATAATAATTTTCAGCATAGTGGATATACGATGGATCATTAGAATCAATGGGAAAATTTGATCCATGTCCAGCGGCATATATTCCGGTAGATATGAAAGTGACAATGTCTCCGCTAAGAAATTCGCTGCTCACCTTAAATTGAGTCGCCGTTGCCGTATTCCTGACTTCAAGCACTGGTAATTGCTTCTGTAAATCAAAGTCACTCCTGTAATTGAACGTCCAGTTTCCTGATGTATTTTGTAACTGAGCGGTCACACCTGACGCCGATACTCCATCTTCCCATGTAACAGATCCAAGAACAGCGGTGGCGGTTCCGCTCAATGATCCCATGTTTATTCCCTTTAGAGTCAATGTATCATTTGGCCCTATATGTTGGAACCTGTCTCCATCATCTCCTATGGTGACATCCGTTAAGATGACCGGCGCGACAACTTCCGAGGCTTTTCCGTCTTCGGTATATCTAACATTTAGCAAAGTATTTATGTTATTAGTGTGTCTTAGATCAAATTCAGAACTTTGCGGATAAGGAAACTTATCGGACTCAGAGACGGATACTGTGGAGCTAGGGGTGGATATAAGCGATGCGTCAATTGATACTTCAACATCGGATACATTATATGTTGATATCATTCTGGACTTATTTCTGATTATTGCCCCGCGTTCCTCTCGAAAACTTGTTGATGAATATGGACATGTGAAGTATAATTTATTTCCGGAAAGTTCAGAAACTACGGCCTCAGTGGTGTCATATCCAGTAGTATTCAGAACTTCTATTATATCGCCAGGGGAAAACATTGGCCAGCTTCTTACGTACATGAATTTTCCGCTAGTCAAAACATCAGTATTTATAGTTGCGGCAAACCTAGAATTAGCCAAATCAATGTCGATTGAATCACAGACTACATACATATATGTATTGTCAATCGATACGACCGGAGTTTTCTTCGCAAAAATTCCGGTTGAAATGACCATATATGGCCATTCTTCATTATTTTCCTTTGTAAGAAAGGTAAGATTAGTTGCAGTAGAAGTATCCGATATAGTGACATACAGAGATCTGCTAGACTTTCCGGTAATCATGTTAAGTGTGAAGTCCTGGTTTATCTCGAATCTTGAATATGTATTTGTAAATCCTGTAGTATAATTTCCAAAATCGCGTGTCGATAATGTTCCTACATTAGAATCCTGTAGATTTATCTTAGATGCAAAAGATGAATTGATTGCGTCTTCATTCCATGCATCATCAGATACGGAAAATGCCCTAAGATTCATGCTTGCATTATTAGCATTCGAACTCTTTCCATATATGCTGAATTCGGACACTATACCGGAATCTACCGCACTATCATAATTATTAGGAACAGGAAAATGAACTATCGGGTATGCCTGCCCTTTTATCGCCGATATAGGTGTAGTATCGCCATAAATGGCAGTATCCGCCGACTGAGTGGAATAATATGTATCACGGTCAGCATAAAATAATGAGGTCATGTCACAATGGGAAACCGCAGTTGCCGGAGCAGCTATGGAGGAGTCCAGATTATAAGGCACGCTTCCGGATGGAAGGCGAGGCGTATATATAAGAGTGCATTCCGTTCCTGCAGGAATTCCTGATGAATCTGAATATATCGCCGATATAGAATTACCGCTTACAGCAGATATTTTAATCATCTTTATATATGAAGAATCGCCGAACTTTACTGATATATTATCGCCTGATTCAAAATTATGCGCTCCGCTGGATGTGGTCAATGTAAGAAGATTTCCTGAATATGAATATGTAGCGCTTTCTTCATATGGACTTAGCTTCCAGACTTCTAGATAAAGATCATTCCATGTGGAGCTAGTGTATTCTATAGCCGATGTAATAATTTTAGGATTATGATATGTAGAATATGTGAATGTGGTAGAAGTAGGAACCCCGGTAACATAGAAATCGCCAAGATATCTTTCCCCGGAAGCCTTTCCAAAAAGCCGGTTGGCAGAAACACTGCTGGAAAATATTGTAGCACACATCCCGACCGAAAGCCCATGAGGAGAAGATGTAGTGACGGTCACCTCAGACGTATTATTTATATCTGTTGCCAGCGTAGTGGTCTTTATATCTGAAATCTGTATCGATGACACCCGCTTTTCGACAAGAAGATTCATTGGATTTATTATCTGTGTATTATATTCGTTATATGAAAATGAAGTAGTCAGATCATATGGGTTAAAATATATATTGTCCGCATTTGATGCGCTTATGAGCTTAAACCATGCCTCCGAATTAGATGGCATGTTCCCTACCGTGAGAGAAGAATTTATTCTAAGACTAATTTCAGCATCAAACCGCTTTCCGCGGGTTGATTCTATGATATTTTCATAATCAACAGATAGGTCTATCCTAGGCGGTCTTCCCGGAATTCTCCAGTCATTGTATGATCCATATACAGATAATATTTGAGACCCACTATCTACGTTTATTCCAGTATTTGCACTGATGGATGACAGAAGCGCGAACGTTCTGAAAAAATGCCGTATTCTGAGATTTTGTATTACGGTGTCTGCATCGGGATCACCGGCATTTGTGAAAAAATCGTATTTTTCTTTATAATACTGGGCATCTCCGCTAGAGAAAACGTCCTTAGAATTTTGCACTTTTAAATTTATTGCCATATTTCACCAATACCGACGTATCCCAATCGGAAATAGTTTATAATGCCGGCGAGAAACCTGGCAGATGAACTTTGGACCGTCACCAACACTCGCGATCTGATTCTAACTGATTTTTACGCAAATGCATAAGAATATGGGATCCTATGGCGGAAGTCATGTCGGTAAGATCATTTTCAATAGAATCCACCGGAAAATATTTAAGCATTTCTTCTGCAATTGTAAAATATTCGGGACTGTTATTTGTCCATGCAGTATATACGAATCCATCGCTTCCGCTAACGAGGCCTATATTCCGTACGGCAGGATTACCCCCCACTCCGATAAGATAGATGATCCCGTCAGGATTGTCAGAATATGATATCGTACGTCCTTCAGCGCTATAATTTTTATCTAGTTGAAGTGCATCCATGGAAGATCCATCCAATGCATATACATCTATTATTCCGCCATTAGGAAGGGTAATCGTCCTGATTGCGGATAGATTAGAATCAACTATCACTGTGCCAAGCATAGACTTGTCAATCTGAGCATCAGGGGAAACATTACCATTCCTTGCCGGAGAAAGCGCCTCATCTATGTGTTCCATGTCATATGCAGATCCTAGATTATAGACGTTATCATTATTGTAATTAAATACGTCACTGATGAATGTTCCTCCATCAGGCGATTCTGCAATTGAATCTTTATCTTTTCCATACAGCCTATAGGCAGTGGAAAAAACAAACGGGATGCCGGCAAAATATGAAAAATAGATGGGTTCAAGAGAATATTCACCAGGACCTCCACGAACTATGAATATCGGCACTATCTTATTTGCAAATGTTTCATCTGAAATAATGGTATCCAGACATGATGCAAATTCTTCCACCAGGCCATTATGGGCAAAATCGTCTGCATGATTGGTGAAATCCGATAAATATATATAGAAGTCAGACATCATTGCACAAGCTTCTTCAATGGTTTGATAACGGTATCGATGTAATTTGGCGTAATATTTTTATTACCTTCTTTCGAAGAGATAAAATCGTTTACTCCCGTGCGGATAGCCTCCGGAATGTCGCTTTTATTAAATTCAGTAGAAAAATCATTCGTTATCTCAATAAGCTTTCCCTTCTCGATAACAGCCCCCGCCTTCTTGATATCGTTAGCCGTCGGAAGAAATATATCGTTGAACCGGTCTATGCTAAGACGTATTTCAATCGTGCATGGAATGACATTTATATATCGTCCTATAGCGATTCTGTCTGTCATTGTAAGTTTCAATTTTCCATCATCCATTGTTGTCTCCTTGGTTTAAAACTAGCGCAATCCATACGCGGTTTAAATTAAAATACATTTTTACTGACAATAGCATCCGCGAATATTATATAAACTACTATAGAATATAGAAAAATAATTTATTTCAGCCATGAACGAACATTTGCAGACATATAATGGAATTCCTGTTTTTGACGTTCCGATAGGGGATTTTCTGATGGTGATTGATGCCGAAGCCAATGGAAAACGGCTTTTGTCAAAAAACTTATCAGATGAATCATTGCGCGCGTTTTATATAGCGGAAAGAAAGCCTGCATTTTATGTGATCTTTGGCGGAGTAAGGGTAAGATACCCTAAAAAGGAGTGACCATGCTTTTTAAATCTAAGAAAAAACCAGAAAACATAGCTTCCCTGGTAATGACTCATGTAAGGGATTATGGAGAAAATAATCCCAAGGGAGAACTGTTTGACCGGGCATTTAACGGAGAAGACACCCACCGAAGCATTGTAAATTCCAGAAACTCCGTCGGACAGGGATCCAGTCAGATGATGTATCCCAACGGTCTTTCTCCCGATGGCTTCTCCACATACATGCCGTCGATGATGATAAATGACGGAACGGTAGATCCATCCAGAGTCCAGGACGCCATAGCAGAAAACCAAGTACAGCTATACTGGCGTAATAATGTAGAACGAAAAATGAAGTACAATATCATCGCTACACGATCCGAGGTGAACGAAGCACTTACTCAGATATGCAACGAAGCTGTATATACCGATGATCTTGGAGATATATGCTCCCTTGAAATAAATTCCTATGCAAACCTAGGCGAAACTACCAAAAGTGGGTTGCAGACCGTGTTCAAACGGGATGTATTGAGAAAGATATGCAAATTTCAGCGCACCGCATGGAATTACATGAAAAAAATGCTTACAGAAGGCCGACTGTTCCTTGAAGTCATATATGATGAGCAGTCTCATGAGATAACAGGCCTTAATCTTCTGCCGGAAGAGAACATGATCGTAATTGTGCAGGATAACCTAATAATAGGCTATAGGCAGATGATAACAGGAAATTATTCACATACCGGAAAGAACTATATAGATTTTTCGCCTAACCAGATTCTTTTCCTTTCTCTTGACTTATATGGACCGGGTGGGGTAAATGATCCTAGATCCATACTTGAGCCGGCAGTCAAGGCTCATAATCAGCTTAGCACCATAGAGGATTCCGTGGTTATGTACCGCGTGCTATGGGGATCTGAGAAAATGGTACTTAAAGTGGACGTCGGAGGGATGCCCAAGCCTCAGGCAGAAAAGCATATGAAGGATCAGTCCAAGATATTCTCTCGGCAGATTGACTATAATACCACCACAGGAGAAATAACTAACTGGGGAAAGGCAATAGGGTTGTCGGAGCACTTTATTATTCCTGTAACTGGAAACGGAAGCGGATCTAATATAGAAAGATTGGCTGGCGGAGATCAGCTTGGAAATATAGACGACCTTAAATTTTTCAAGAGAAATCTGGTGAATTCCATGATGGTTCCTCTTGGAAGGATAACTGCTCTTGCCGGAGATTCCGTAAATTATTCAAACGGAAAGATAGGAGAGGTCACCCAGGCGGAAGCATCGTTTGCACGTCTAATCCAAAGATATCAGGCTCCGATAGAACAGGCATTGGTAAGACTATTCATCATGGTACTTAATACAAAGAAGGAATTTTCAGACACATTAAAACTAGAAGAAAACTTTGACATAAAATTCAAACGCAGCAATGGATTCCAGAGCTATATCGATGCCGATGTATGGACATCTCGCCTAACAGTATTCAGTTCAATGATGGAATTCTGCGTAAAGGATGATGCCCCGAATAACCCGCTTTCACAGGAATATGCCCTTCGATATGGATTGCGTATATCCGATGCCGATCTTACGCTGAATAAATCCTGGAAAGAGCATGAACAGAATGTCATGCTAGGAGAAAATTCAGGAAGCGGCAATGCCGGAGGATCTAACGAATTCGGCGGAGGAGATATGGCCCCTGCGCCTATGAGTGGAACAATTTAACATACTGAAAATTTTCTGAACATCGTTGATTTAATTAGAAAAATCCCGCAAAAATGGGATTTTTTAATTTCAATGCAGATTTTTGCCATATTTTTTTGCTGCGTAAATAGCTCAATAAACTTAAAGTAGAAACCAAGAACAGCGCCAGTGTGCGCAAGGTATATTATGCAGCAATTCAGACCAAAATGTGCAACGTCAAAGTGGAGACCCATTCTAGAGTCCAACCTTGGCAAGAAGATCACCTCCCGTGCCGATGCAGCAGTGATATCCACTCTGCTTGAAAACGAGTGCCGCCTCAATAAGGGATTCCTCCCAGAATCAGCGAACATTTCCGCTGATGTGGCGCAGTATCAGCAATATGCGCTTCCCCTCGTGCGCAGACAGTTCCCTGAACTGCTTGCCATGCAGACGGTGGCCACCATTCCGACAACGACTCCTAACGGAATTTACTTTGCCCTTCGTTTCCTCTATGATGACGAAGCCCCGAAGACCGTCGGTTTCCGTAAGGGTCTCAAGAAGGAAATCGGATATGATCTCGTAGCTGATCATACCGGAGTAAAAGGAACGTTCAATCCCTGGACGACAACCTCTGGAGAAATGCTTTCCAACTATTCCGAAGGAACCTTCGGAGGCGGAACGTTCAATGGCATGTCCAAGAATTCCGCAAATGGTACTGGCGATGCATATCTAACCAATAACTTCGGCGATCAGTCCGGCGTTGGCGATTATTATGATGCTGAATCAGGCCATTATAATATCAAGAAAGCCTCGATCAAGGTTGTTTCCGGTTCGATAAGAGTCGGTACAAAGGGCATCAAGTCCCATTACACCCTTGAACTTCAGCAAGACATGGCAGCTGCTCATGGTCAGGACGTGGAAGCTCTTCTCCTTGAAGGCCTCCAGTTCGAAATCCAGCAGGAAATCGACCGTGAAATTCTTGCCGCTATGGTTTCTGTAGCCCAGAATCCAAAGTTCGGTGGTGAATCCGCGATTACGGTTGACCTCTCCGCAAAAGCCAATTTCAACGACGGTCGTTGGGCGGCTGAAAAGATTGCCGGCGGTATCGTCAATACCATCATCGGCGTGGCCCGCAAGCTTTCTCTGACGACCCGCATGGGCTCAGGAAACTTCGCGATTTGCTCTCCGAGCATCGTCGCTGCAATTTCCACGCTTAATAACGGTATCTACATCCCGACTTATCTCGGAACGGATGCAGCTGTACAGCCGGGTGGCGGAGTAAGCGATGCAGGATCTCTTCTTAATGGTCAGATCAAGCTCTATCAGGATATTTATTCCTGGCAGGACTATGCGCTGGTCGGATTCAAGGGACCACGTCAGGGAGAATCGGGCATCATATTCATGCCGTACATCCCATACATCTTCTGCAAGACCGCAGGTCAGGAAGATGCATCTCCTCGTCTCATCGTGAAGTCCAGATACGCGATCGTCGCTAACCTTCTCGGTTGCGGACTCTTCTACCGTGTCGTGCGCTTCATCAACAATGACCTCCTCGGTGTCTCCTTCACGGGCGACATTCCTTGGGAATCCAATGAAGGTCCTACGACCGAAGTGACCCTGGATACTGTCGGCACATCCGATAATGCCGGGCATACACTTGACCGTCCGTTCAATACGGCGGCTCAGGAAGAGGTCTGGTAATCGCAAGGTTGCTGAACTTATGAAAAGGGTCCCTCGAAAGAGGGCCCTTTTTGTATTTTAAATGGCTGAATTCATCTCTCCGGGATAAAGTCCGGAAGTTTTCTTCCGCAAATCTTATATAAACTATATGCGTATTATATTGCATATAATGAAACGAGCACTTGAATTATACGAATCGGTTAAGAGAATGGGCATGAATGAATCCCAGTGCAGGGCCGTGCTCAAACTATCGGCAGCCATATTCGAAAATGCAAGCGAATTCGAAGATCTAGAATTCGCTGACACAGTAATCAATGCAGTACGTGATTCAGATATATATTCTGACATATCCATTGCAATAAGCAGCAAATTTAATGGAAATATCTCAGAAATGCAGGAAGAGTTCGGCTTCCTGTCAAAACGGATTGTCATTTTCATTGACGATGGAAAAATTACCGGGTTCCCTGATACGACGCAGAAATATTCATATTCCATCATGGAATATATGTCATCCATAAATAAGGGGAATGCGGTCAAACCCGATTTCATGAATCATCAGCACGTCATCTGCATAAATTATAGCATGTATAAGCATGCCAATGCAACAGGAATGTTCTACCCAGGATATGGGAATCTAGCATATATCGATATATATCTGTTAAAACTAATGAAAAGCCCGTATTTTATTACTTTGCTAAATGAGGCATCTGGGAAATCTCCGTCAGGCAAAATGTACGACGCCATGATGCAGCTATTCTCTGACTCCGAAGAAATACTTATACATGAAATAAGCCATTATATAACGGCATATAAAGAAGCCGGAAACACAAAAGGAACCCGCCACGATTATAAAAAAATATTGGGAAATCTTGACGAAAAGGAATCGGAACGGTATAAAAAAGGAGACATAAGTCATTTTTATTCCAGTGATTCCGGTGATGACGAATATTATAAATTGTTATATAACACCGATGATGATGAAATAAACAGCTGTATAAAAGAATGCGCATATTGGTCGATAATTAAAGAAAAAGACATAATTAGCAAATCATCGGAATTAAATTCAGACATGTCAGATGAATTCATGAAAAAAACATATGAAACAATATATAAGCGAATGTCAAATGAAATGATATCACGGGTAAGCGAAACGCTGGATTTCAAGCGAAACAAATACCCGGTTAACCTTAGAAACAAGATAATGAAACGTATATATTATGTATCAGTGACATTTGCCGAATATGCAGTACGGTTTCCTGATCAGGCAAAAACGGAATCCCTGGCGGATACTTTGCATGGTATAAGCAAGATGGATTCGGCAGGATTTGATTTCGCCATGAAAATAAATCCCGACTCGCCTTATGCAGAAGATATAAATAACGATGCCATGAATATAAGGAAAAAATCACATGGAATGAAAGGATTTTTTGCCAAGCTGTTTGGAAAAGAGGAATGATGAAAAAGACATATGCAATATTTACAGAATCCGTCATTAAAATCGGATTACCCTATGTTCAGGAAACCGCGATCATTGCGCTTGGAAATACATTATTGGAATTTGTTGATCCAAGAAATGATGTTGATCATCCGTCATGTTCCTCCGGTCTTCTTATAACAGATGGAAAGGTATTCCTTGCGGAACTTCCATATGGAAATATGAAAGGGAAATCTAAACAATATGATCTACCTAAAGGTCATGTGGAAAACGATGGAGAAACCGTAAAGGATGCGGCATTCCGGGAAGCCCTGGAAGAAACAGGATATAACTGGCAGAAGTATTATGAAAATGCTCATGGAGTATTCCGTAAGCCAGTTCCTTTTCGCAAAGGAAATAATCTGATGCTATATCGCATTAATCTAGAAGAAATGCCGCCACTTGATTCATATGCATGCAAAAGTTACTTTCACGATGAAAAAAAGAACGCGGCAATGCCTGAAGCTTGCGCATATGAATATCTACCGCTTAAAGAAATAGGAAAATGGCTATGGCCAGAATTTGACAAGACATTCAAACGGGAAGGAATACGGTTTTAAAAGTAAAACTCATATTAAAATGTTTCACGTGAAACATTTTAATATGATGTGCGAAAACCCACCCCGATCTTTAGGAACGGGGTTGCTAGTTCATTTATTATCACAGAGCGGCGGATCGCTCTTTGTGGCAGGTTTAGCGGCTATGGAATTGTCCCTTGGCTTCGATATTTTCTTTTTAGTGGTTGGACTTTTCTTTTTTATAAACTTTGGCAATTCTTTATCTATATTAGCGCACTGTTTAATTGCTTCAATATTTTCATACTCTTTCTTCTCTAAATATTTTCTATATGAGTCATTACTCATATTGGGATCCCTAAACGGGGCCTCGGCAGCACTTGGGGTATCACGATCCGTATCACCACCACCATTACTGATGCGAACATTTGGATCCGGAATTGTATTAACTGTATCGGATGGATCTGTTTGAGCCCCTATATGACCGCTGAACTGATTAATGAACGATGGCATATCATTCACCCGGTTTATTCCAGTTTCAGATGCCGACCAATTTTTTACATCGTCCACGGACATTGCCTTATGCGATGACATATCATTCACTCGGGTTATTCCCCGTTCAGATGTTGGCATTTTTTTTACATCGCCAATGTGCATTGCCTGATGGTTACCATATGTATTACCAGTCGAAGGACGCGGTTCTACGGTTGGGGCAGTAGAACCTGTCGGCGTCTTATCAAACCCGATTTTTTGTAATAATGCAGCAGTATCTCTGATATGTTGCTTGTAGCCGATGCAAGATCGGCGAGAGTTTTAATCATGCTAGTTTCCATACAGTCTCCTGAAAAAAATGTATATTCAACTGATGATAATATATTTTTTATGCTAAACAATAGGATACTCATATGATATCGTCAGGACTTCTTATAACAGATGGAATCCGTTTCTTGGCAGAGCTTCCTCTATACCAATCTCCCATAGATCATGGATATGATCTTCCAAAAGGACATGTCGAGCCATTTGATGCCGATTATAGAGCCAGTGCATTCCGGGAAGCCAAAGAAGAAACCGGGCATGATTGATAATGCAACCCTTTTTTCTGTAAATTTATTTCTTCACTTTCTTCATCGCTTTGGGGTTTAAGTAAATCTTACCATCAGTCCAGTCGTCCATGACTGGGCAATATGCATCAGGAGCCCATATTTGCCAAAAAAAATGTATATTTTAAGTAACATGATAGCTAATATAAACGAACACAAAAGTCGCATAGCGAAGCACATCAAGGATAACGGGGTTTATTACACACCTGACAATCTTGCTGACTTTGTTGCACGCGCAGTTTGGAGGAATATTGGAAATCATAAAGTCGGCACCGTATTTGATCCTGCTGTAGGCGAAGGGAGCTTATTGAAGGCATTGTTTAAGTATGCCCCAAATAAGACCATTAGTTACAAAGGTTCAGATATAGATCAAGATGCTATTCAATCATGTATTACGAATGAGGCATTTGGTAGTGAGTTTAAATTTTCAGTTAAAGATTTTGTAGAATCAATTGACCAATCATTTGGCCTGTTTCAAGATATTAATGTTGAATATTCTGATGTTATAATTATGAACCCGCCTTATGTAAGAACTCAGAATCTTTCAAATGAAAAAATTAAGACTGTTGCAAAAGAGCTAGGATTAACAGGGCGTGTTGATTTAGCACATGTATTTATTGCTGGTTCTGCACGGTTTTTGCGAGCAGGTGGAATACTTGCTGTAATTACTTCGAATAAATTTATGCAAACTCTTGCAGGAGAGGGTCTTCGAATCGTCATAAAGAATGAATTTGAAATCTGTGAAGTCTGGGACTTTGGAGATACAAAACTATTTGGCGCGGCGGTTCTTCCAATGGTTATGGTTTTGCGAAAGAAACCATGCGAAAATGGACAGGGTGAATTTTATTCTTGTTATAAATGTAATGAAAATCAAAACAGGAATTTACCAGTCGAAAACGACAGTCTAATTAATGAACTTATTAGCGCGGGCTTTACTATCAACTGCGGTTCATTACTTAATGGAGCTAGCGAAAATCGTAAAGTCTGGGTATCTTCAGATGAACAAACAAATAAGTTTCTTGATTCAGTGAAAAAGAATTGCTGGAGAACATTTGGAGATGTATCAAAAATATCTGTTGGAATCAAGACAACTGCCGATGATGTATTTATCAAGCAAAACTGGAATAGCTTTATACCAAGACCAGAGCTACTTAAACCGCTAGTGACACATGAAGTGGCTGGAAATATTTATCCTTCCGATATCCAGTCAACCCGCTCCGTATTGTACACACATGAACGTGATGGCGCAAAAAAAAGACCTGTAGATCTTTCTCTATATCCAATCTCTAAAAAATTCCTAGAATCCAATAGAGCACGCCTTGAATCTAGAGATTATATAAAGAAAGCAGGTAGACTTTGGTATGAAATTTGGGTGCCACAGGATCCAGCAGTATGGTCAAAGCAAAAAATCGTATTTCGTGAAATTTCAGAGTTGCCACAATTTTGGCTTGATAATAGTGGCTCTGTTGTAAATGGCGATTGCTATTGGATTGCATTTGATGAATCTGCTCATCCAGATCTTATTTGGTTAATGCTTGGAATTGCCAATTCTGCATTCATTGTTAAATATTACGATGTTGTATTTAATAATAAAATATATGCTAATCGTAGGCGATTTATGGCTCAATATGTTCAAACATTTCCAATACCAAATCCTGAATCAAAAAGCTCTAAGGCCATTATTGATTTAGTCAAAGTGATTTTCAACGATAGACTTCCTCAAGAGTCTTGGGCTCATAAGTTAGATACACTTGTTAATAAATCATTCGGATTAGATAAATCCTGATGGTATTGGTATTTGTAGCTTTGTATTCTTGACCTTTCCTTCAAATCGAGGAAAGAACTTAAAGAACTCTTTACCAGAGCACAAATAGTAATTTTCAATAGTTAGGCTATCCTCAAGAATTGATGCGTAAATAATGAGGTAGCGAACCATATACGCAAGATAGGGTGTTTTCCAAGCAGCATCAATTACAAAATCCTCATCAGGCTGATGGAGCCCCAAATCAATTGTTGGAGATGTTTGAAGCTTAATCTCTAAAAGTTGATTTGGGATATCTGGAAACTGACCACTATCTTGCCCAATTTCATAGCAAAGTAAGCGACAAATCTTTTCATGAAGATAATATCCTCTATTTCGATCATCGGTCATTCCTCCATAAGGAAATTGCATTAAGAGCAGAGGCTTGAGTTGCTGGCCAATCTCATCAATTGTTAATAGTGTTCTCGGGATTGGTTCGTCTAAGCACGATGCTTGAGAATTAAATTTAAGAGATGTTCCTTTTGGCCTTACTTCAAAACTATCAGAAGAAAGTATACGAGATGTAAGTTGCTTAGGCTCTAGTCTTGCTTGATATTTATGTGTAAGTGTTCCAGTTTTAGATAATGCAACCCTTTTTTCTGTAAATTTATTTCTTCACTTTCTTCATCGCTTTGGGGTTTAAGTAAATCTTACCATCAGTCCATTCGTCGTTTTGCTCCATAAGTAGAGCACCAACAAGCCTTAGACATGATTCATCATTAGGGAATATCCCTACGACACGGGTTCTACGACGTATTTCTTTGTTCAGTCTCTCTAAACAGTTGCTAGTCCTGATCTTGCGCCATGCATCCTGTTTGAAGGCATAGAAAGTCATTCCGTCTTCATAGTTCGCTTCTAGCCAAGAGCTGAAATCGGAGGCCCGCTTGCGGTACTGCCCTATTATTTTCTTGGCCACGGCTCTGGCTTGTTCGAGGGTCTCTTGTCCATAGATACGGCGCATGGCTTCGCCTATCTCTTTGCGCATGTCGTTTCTTGGCACCCTGTTCTGGGCGTCTTGTGCCATATGGAAAAGGCATCGTTGCCAAGGGACTGATGGAAATACTGCTTTGCGGGCATTACGAAGTCCTGCGTGATCATCGCTTATAATCAACTCCATTCCTGTAAGACCCCTACCGGTTAATGACTCTAAGAATTGTCTCCAGTTTGTTTCGGCTTCACTGCTAGAAGTGTCTACACCTAAAATCTCTCGCTGGCCCTTCGCATTGAGTCCAACTGCGATCAGTATGGCCCGATCGCATACTTGACCGTCCTTGCGTACTTTCTGATATTGAGCGTCCAGCCATACGACTTGCATGGGGCCCAGTTCTCGGCTCCTGAATTTCTGCACCTCCGCATCAAGGCCCTGCGCTGCCTTGGAGACCTGGGATGAGCTTATTTCAAGCCCGCAGAGTTTCTCCAGTATCCTTGTGACCTTTCGGGTCGATACGCCTTGCACATACATTTCTGCCAGAGCTAAGCGTAACGCCTTTTCAGATCTTGTGGCTGCCTCTAAAGACTTGGGATAAAACCCACTTTCTCGGGTTTGCGGAATGTCTAAGGCTACTTTTCCTAAACCTGTCGTTATTGATCGAGGTTTAAACCCATTAGCATAGTCCATACGCTCATCAGTACGCTCATAGGGTTGTGCTTTCAGGTAGCTTGATCGTTCCACTTTCATTGCCTCATTCATCATAATCCGAAATAAGTCGAGGATTGCATCAGGGCCTCGCTCCACAAGCATGTTTAAAATGTCTGCGGAATTTGTATATTCAGCATTGGAGTTCTTCATCTGTTTTCCTTTAGTTGAAGTTTGTCGTAATTCCAAAACTAAAAGAATTGAAGGACTCCATCTGGCCCTTCCCCAATCACCGTAGGGTGACTTGGTGGAGGGGCTGATGAATTTACAGAAAAAAATTTACACTATCGCATGATTTTGATGCATACATGGATATGGCCGTTCCACTATCTGATTCGCCCGTTAAATATATAAAGGGAAAGCAGATAATTATTTATCTACTTAAACTCTTACCGGAAGATATGCCGGAAATTTCAGAATATCATTGTGACAGTTTTTTTGCCGATAAGAAAACAGGAAAGCAATCACCCGAAGTAATTGCATATGAATACAAGCCGCTTAAAGAAATACGCAGATGGCTTTTCTCAAGTTATGGGAAAACTTTCGATATTCTTAAAATATTCACAGAATGAAAAATCCCGGCAATGCCGGGATTTTTTAATCCTGATCGCTTACCATATTTCTTTCATGCCTAGAACCTATATATAACAATCCGATGTTGATTGTATATAGCAAAACACATACAGGAAGCAAAACATTAATATCAAGGTGTTTTAGAAACAACGCCGCTATCCCTGCGAATCCCCATCCGCTAAGAGTAAACGAATGAATTGTTGATGTATTGTTTATGCCGTATTTATCCGCGATAAAACTAGGAAGAAGAGAGAATCCTCCGCCGTAATTCATATTAAGTATCATAATCATTATAACGAACATTATAGTAGATGGAAAGAAAATAGATCCCATGCATATCAGCGCGCTTAATGCAAATACGATAACATACGGAAACCATCTGTTAGTATGATCACTTATCCATGCGAATCCAAACCTTCCGCCTGCATTGAAAACTGCGCTCAATGTGCAAAATACCGTTGCAAGTCCTATTTCTACCCCTAAATGCTTATATAGTTGGGCTTCCTGTGAAATGAAGGCAAGACCGCATGCGATGTTCAGGAAGAAGAACAGGCAGGTTGAAATATATGGCAACGTGAATGCAATATTCTTAAGCTTTACAGTTTCGACATTTTTTGCCATATAGTTAACGGGAAATTTACAGAAAAGAAAGGCGCAGATGACCAGCGGTATAAGATATATCCCGGTAAGTATGTAAAATGCATTATCTATTGAGAAATTACTTGTCAGATATGTGTAAAGCGGACTTGAAAATGATTTGGCAAGTCCGAACGAAAGTATAGCTATTGCGCTTGCTACCGCTTTGTTATGTCTGAAATACAGCATCAACGTTTTTATTGGTGCCACATATCCAAGTCCGCAGCTGCATCCGAACAGGAATCCGTAGGAAATGTAGAACAGTGTAACGCTATGTATATGGCAGGCTAGTCCGCTAAGCATGAATCCAGATGCGAACAGAACGACTGACATGACATATGCCTTTTTAGGATTCTTCTCGACGAATTTTCCCATGAACGCCGCGGATAGTCCAAGAAACAATATTGCAAGAGAAAACGCAAATGACATGTCATGATTTAACACTGCTGTCACATGGCTTGAAAGAAGACTCCACGCATATACCTGACCTATGCATAGCGAAAGAAAAATTGTTGCCAGGACTGTCCTTATCTGAAGGATTTTCATATATACCTCTCTATTTATGTTATTAGACGCCGTATGATATTCTTTGAATGCACATAATTCAATGATTCTATAAGAAGTCTAATAACATGATACAGAAAATATAATGAATCAATGGAATATATGCAAGACTGGAAGTTAATAAAGATATAATTTATATGAAGGATATAAACTATTAATATGATTGTCCTATCGACACAACATACACTCAAGTTCGCTAATGCAAGAAAGCAGGATGAAATTCTCATCCTGCTGTCTGAATGGCGCAGAGTGATGCAGCTGATCTGTGACGACCTGTGGAGTAACGGATACTGCTGGATGGAAGACGGATGCATCCATGAGTTCAATGTACGCAAATTCAAGCTCTCATTACCTAAATACCTGGACTACAACCGTTTCAGCATAGACACGTGGCTAAGCGGACGTATGCTCAGTTAATTGGTCACGTGGCTAAGCGGACGTATGCTCAGTTCATTGGTCACGCAGCTAAGCGGCAAGCTCCGTGCAATGCTAAGCAAGCAGTCGGCGCGGATATATGTATTTGACAGGCTATGCGGACAGGGCGAATACAGCGAACGGCTCTGGGCAAAGATAGAAGAATCGATGCCGAAGAAGCCGGATTTAAGTGATGCGGGAATAGAGATCAGCTCTAAATGCGCGGATTTCATGGAAACGCCCGGTGGAAAGTTCTACGGATACGTCAGGATCAAATCTACGGGACGCGAACACGTCAGGATTCCCATCTGCAGGCATTCCAGGCTGAAGAAATACACGGACGGAACCTGGGAACGCTGCTCCGGATATTTAATCGACGAGCACGGCGTCCAGCTTAGATGGCAGAAGGAAGTCCCTCAACGAACGGAAGGCATAAGGATCGGCGCCGATCAGGGGCTGAAGACGACCCTGTCACTGTCCAACGGATCAGTCACTCCTGATCTGATCATAAAGGCGCCCAAGAAAAACCAGCCGGAACGGACCATCTCCGTCAACTTGGATACCATAGCCGCTAAGATGGCAAGGAAGGAACGTGGATCACGGGCATTCTGGCGGGCCGTTTCGGAAAGAAAAAACTATGTGAATTATGCGCTGAATCGTTTGGATTTACGCGGCGTTAAGGAAATCGCGCTGGAAAATGTAGTGAATGTAAGATATGGTAGAAATACCAGTAGGAA